TCCGAGAGTTTCAGAATTCTATTGATGACAGTTCGTATGCGCTACTTGCCGGCGAGATTGAGCGGATGGGGTTGCATGGATTCGAGGTCCAGAACAACAAGATACTAGTTGATCGAGGTGGCGAGAAGGTTGAAGCCTTTAAGTTCAGGGGTATGGCGCGGAATCCTGAAGGTATCAAGAGCATGTACGGATTCCAAAGGGCTTTGGTCGATGAGGCCCAGACGATCAGCTACAAGTCACTCAGGGCGTTAACGCCTACCTTTCGAGAGGAAGGGACAGAGATTTGGATGCTGGCTAACCCTCGCAGTCGAGCAGATCCGTTCTCCCAGCGGTTCATACTGCCATTTCACAAAGAATTACTGCGCGATGGATACTATGAGGATGACTTGCACCTGATCATCTTCATTAATTACACTGACTCACCTTTCTTTCCAGAAACGCTCGAAAGTGAACGGGCATATGATGAAGCGCATATGTCTACCGCTGAGTATCGGCACATCTGGCTTGGTGAGTTCTATGATGAGGTAGCAGGCTCAATTATTCCCGTGGAGTGGTTTGACGCGGCTATTGACGCTCATATCAGGCTTGGATTTAACCCCGAGGGTGCTAAGTTTGCATCGTTCGACCCATCTGACGAGGGCAAGGATGCGGCTGGGTATGCGCTACGCCATGGTTCTGTTTACTTGGACATCTGCGATACCGACAAGGGTGACATCAATGACAAACTTGACTGGGCGATTGAGAAGGCGTTAAACGCTGGCGCTGACCACTTTACATGGGATATTGGCGGCATGGGTACTGGCCTGAAGCGCGATGTTGACAGGCTCTTGCAGAATACCCGCACTGATTACCATTTGTTTGGTGGTGCGGAGACAGCAGACAATCCTGATGCTATTTATCAGCCGGTTGACTCCAATGACCCATCAAAGCGCAGGACTAACAGAGAAACCTTCGTTAACCGACGAGCGTCAAGGTATTACGCCCTGGCTGACAGGTTTGAAAACACCTACAAGGCGATTAAGGCGCTAAATGCTGGCGTTGTGCCTATGAATCTTAATAGTGATGACATGATTAGCCTGTCATCTGACATCAAGCAGATGGACGAGATACGTTCAGAGGTCTGCCGAATACCTCGAAAATCAAACAATAACGGCAAGAAACAGATTATGACCAAGAAAGAAATGCTGATGCTAGGGATACCCTCGCCAAACATGGCTGACCCGATGATGATGAATGAGTTCTCACCAATGCGGAAAAGCGTTAAGCCTAAACATGTGAAAATGACATTTTCCCAGAGGATGTAAATAGATGAAAGCGGTTAAATACACCTCAGCAAAGACGCAGGGGGCAATACACGAAGAAGCGATGATCCGCTTCGACCAAACCTACTCGCGTGAAAAGCTATCAAGAGAGTTATCACAGGAAGACAAGATATTTGACATGGGTCAGGGTGGCCAGTGGCTTGATCAGTTCTGGGAGTCCACCAGCGGTACAGGTCTGGCAAACACCAATGCAACTGACGATAGGCCAAGATTCCAAGTCAACTTAGCATCACCAGTGATCACCAAGATCATCGGTGAGCAGCGAGGTACAGACATTGGCCCAATGGTATTACCTGAAGGTGAAAACGCCTCTAAGGAGGTCGCAGAGGTCAGGCAGGGGCTAATCAGGCACATCGAGAAGGAATCCTACGCCAGGGATGTCTATGACAACGCCTATCAAGAAATGCTGATTGGTGGATATGGTGGCTGGCAGATCACAACAGAGCATGTTGACGACGATGTATTTGAGCAGAAGGTTACGATTAAGGCTGTCAAAGATGCCACTACAAGCATGTTTTTTGGTCCAGCGGAGCGTTATGACAAGAGTGATGCGCCATTCTGCTTTCTGCTGGCTACGTTTGATAAGTCAGTCTATGCGGCAATGTTCCCGAAGGCTGAAGAGTCCGACTTTACTGATGAGATGAGCGACATTCGCCCCAACGAGGGCTGGTATACGGATGATGGCGTAAGGCTGGCCATCTATTACCGCAAGGTGTCTGTTAGGCGGAAGATCCTACAACTATCGACGGGTGACGTAGTCTACTTTGATGACGTTAAGGACATTCTTGACGATATGGCCAGAGGGACTCCGGTCCTCGATGAGTTTGGGCAGCAAGCCATCGACCAGGAGACAGGAGAATTCATCTTTGAGAACCAAATCACGGTCATTAAGCAACGCACCAGTGATGGCTTTAAGATCGAGCGGTATCTGCTCAATGGTCAGAAGATTCTGGATTCAAATAAAGAGTATCGGGGTAAATACTTCCCGTTAATTCCTTCGTTTGGTGAAACGCTAACCATCGGCGGCACCCAACTGGTTCACGGCAAGATCCGAAACACCAAAGACCCTGCAAGACTGTTTAACTTCGGGATATCTGCTATTGCTGAGAAGGCTGCACTTGGTCCTGCTGACTTTGTCTGGATGACCCCAGAGCAGATAGCTGGCCATGAATCTGAATTGAGGGACATGAATACTTCCCGAAACGCGGTACAGCAGTACAACGCACTTGATGAGAATGGGGAGCCTTTGGGTGGGTCACCAGGCGCTGTCCAGCCACCGTTCCCGAATCAGGGTCCAATCGTCCAGCAGTCATTAATTCAGCTTGTTAACGACATGAGAACCAACATCTACGCTGTGATGGGCTCATCTGGCCAAACAACTACTGATGCCACGGCATTGGATCCTCGCTCTGGCGAGGCTATCAAGCAGGGCGCTATCGGCATGGATAGCGGGTCATTCCTGTACATGGATAACCTGCTGAAGTCGATTCACCACAGCTACACGGTGATCAACGACCTGATGGGCTACATTTATGACACTGATCGACAGGTCCAGATCATCAAGCCAGACGAGACATCTGACTTTGTGTCGATCAATAAGGTGGTGATTGACGAGCAGTCAGGCACTAGGGTGATGATTAACGACATGACGGCAGGCTCTTATGGCGTAAATGTTAAGAGTGGCCCATCGTTTGCCACCCAGCGTCAGGAATCAGCCGATGGCTTGCTGAGACTGTCGGAGGCAGATCCAGAATTGAGGGCGGTTGCTAATGATCTGATCGTCGAGAATATGGATGGTCCTGGCATGGAAGAGATGGCCAAGCGTCTTAAAACAAGCAAGTTCCAGACGGGTCAGTTAATACCGACCGAAGAAGAGGCCGAAGAATTCGGCATTGCAAGGGATCAGGCGATTATCGAACAGGCCAAGCCTCAGATAGAGGCAGAAATCATGGAAGGGTTGCAGGCTCAACTGCTAACCGCCCAAATTGGCTCTCTAAACGGGCAGGCGGCTAACTTCCAGCAGAGCGGCGAGTCTAAGATGCTCGACTCTCAGGCCAAGATAATGGACTCTCAGGCGAAGATGATTAAGGCTGAATCAGACGCTGGGCATCAGTCGGTAAGGACTAACCGCGAGGCAATACTGGCTAACAAGGATTATCTTGATTCGCTGGTAATTCAGGCTCAGACGCTAGGCTTACCCATAACGATCATTGACGAGGCCAACCGCGCAGGTCAGGAGAAGTTGATCAGCGCGACACAGTTTGCCATTGACCCCAGTTTGGTTGGTGATGCCGCAATGCAGCAGATGAAGAACTTGCAGGAAATGATTGATATCCAGCAGGTGGCCTCTCCCAGCGCAGGCGTTGGATCTCCAGCAGACTTCCTTTATGACCCACAGACAGGACAGATAGTTGCCAATCGTTAGATACAATGATGCCACCATAGGATTCCCCGATGACATGCCTCCAGAGGAGGTTCAGGGTGTTCTAGACAGGGCATTCAGTAACTTTGCTAGGGATATTGATACAGCCAAGACCCATCTATCAAGGTTGGCTGAAGGTAGCGTTATTGTTGGAGCGGTTAGGGGCATGAGGCCAGAAGATCAGACTGCTTTGGCGACATCGTTTGTCCCTGGCGTTGGCGATGCTGCTGGGCTTTATGCTGACTACACTGACATCAGAGAGAATTGGGATCAGGTTCCTTGGTACAGCAAAGCGGCAATGGTTGGTGCTGCTGCTTTAGGCGCGGTGCCGTTTGTCCCAAGCCGAAGTCAGGTAAAACCGTTTACTGACGCTCTTTCCTCGGGGTTGCAAAGAGCATACCACGGAACCGCTGACGTAATAGACACCTTCGACGCCGCCAAGCGTGGAGCAACAACCAAGGCCCGTAGCGCGAAACAAGCATTTTGGCTGACGGATGACCCAGAAGTTGCTGGGGGTTATGCTAGGCTTGCAGCCGAAGATGCTCCGGTTCAGAAGCTGATAGACGAATCTATGGCCGCAGAAAGGGCTGGGAATTGGGACGAGGCGAACAGGCTTACAGTTAAGGCTGAAGAACTAGAGGGGACGCTAACAGACGCAGGAGGAGCCAACATTGTTCCTGTCGATATTGATTCGGGTAGCCTGTATAGGGTTGATGCTGACGGCTCGTCTATGTCTGACCTAAATGAAGACCAGCTAGTAACATGGATTTCCGAGGCTAAAAAGTCTGGCGCTAAAGGGCTTCAAATAGACAATTTCGTGGATAATGCAGATTGGGGAAGCGGTAGGGCTGCAACGCATTTTGCTGTTTTTGCCCCTGAAGATATACGCCCTGCTTTCAGAGAGAAAATCAAGGCATACCACGGATCTCCGCACAACTTCGACAAGTTCACCACTGAGGCAATAGGCACAGGCGAGGGAGCGCAGGCTTACGGGCATGGGCTGTACTTTGCCGAGGCTGAAGATGTGGCTACAGGTTACAGAGATGCTCTTACAACGCCAACATATAGAGATGGGACGCCTTTGCGCGGAAGGGAGAAATACGCCTATCAGAGATACCAAAACGAGGGAATGAATATAGATGATCTGGTTGATGAGATGGAGCATCGAGCAACAAGCCGCGTTTCACCAGATCACGTAAGGAAAGGCGCGGCAGAGGAGTTGCCTTATTTGAAAAAATGGCAGACAGAAGGTGTGCCGGATGTTGATGAAGGCCGCATGTACGAAGTAGAAATAGACGCTTCCCCTGATGAGTTCCTTGATTGGGATCTGCCGTTGAGTGAGCAGATGGCATCAAACCCAAAAATAAACGAGGTTGTTAAGGATCTTGAGAGCCAAGGGCGGAATGTGGA